CTGATACTAAAACTTCTGAAACAGTTAGTGGTACTCTGAAAGGAGTAACTGGCGATCAAATTAGGTCTCATCCAAACTTTAAGAAATATCTAGCAGAGGAAGAAGCTAACTTCCCAGGTTCACCTGAAAACTATGCATCAGCAGCAGATCGGGTTAAAGTGGATATGGTTAAAGAACAATCACCACAAGTAAAACAAGTAACTCCAACGGCAGGTAATAAAGTATATGGTGCATCAAGTAAAAATGTTGAAGCAGCAAATAAACCAACTAAAACCCAAGGACCTGCAATTGTTAATGCACCAACAACAATTAATAAGTCAATACAAAATTCAATGATTAAATCACCATTGAGAAATCCTGATAATACATTAATGACATATAATAAAACAAGATTCTCCACATAAAGAAAAAGGGACCATTTGGTCCCTTTCTTTTATCTAATTACTAATCTGCATCAGCAATTGATTGAAAGTATGACATAACATCATCATCATCTTCATCTACACTTGCAGCCTTAGCAGCGGTAAAGTCAACAGGTGCCGGAGCAACCTTAGGTTGAGGAGCCATAGCAATAGGACGATCTTCTTGTTCTGCAATCTCAGATGCAGACATACCTAAGTATTCAGCATTAAGAACAGATTCAAGTTTTGTTTTCAACTCAGTATAAGTCTTGAAATTCTTTCTATCAAGGAATTCTGCTAATTTGAATTGTTGATTGGCAATTGCTAGAATAGCTTCATCACTACCTGCAATTGGTGCAATATCAGAGAATGTTGATTTGTCATAGTTAGGAAACTTATCAACAGTTACCATTTTCAATTTGAAGTTGGCACCTTCCCAATAGTCAAATACATTGATTGGATCTTCATCTTCAAATGTAGGACGAGCCTTATCCATAATCATATCAAAGATCTTTTTACCAAATTTAAATAGTTTAACTTGACCATTAAATTCAGGATGTTTAGGATCATCAATTACTAAAATGTTGGCATAGTAATTCAAACGACGTTTTTGATCACGAGCTTGTTTACGAGCAGGTGATTTATCATCTGTTGTTGAATTCCAAAGTTTAGTATTCAATTCACCAACAGGATCTACTTCACTTAAAGTAGTTAATGAATTCTCAATATACCATTTACCTGCAGGACCTTGAAAACCATGTGAAAAGATTTTCACCCATGGTAATTCATCACCTTCAGTTGTTTGTAGAAAACGAATCACTGCAGACGCATTACCTGCTTTATCACGTTCCGGTTTCCAGAAGCGATTATCTTCATATGATTGTTGGGTTGGGGGATTAACAACTTTTTCAAATTCACTTGCAATTTTGGTAAAGTCAGTACCGCGAGATTTTTTTAATGCTGAAATGTCCATCGTATTTTCCTTTATATTAGCGTAGTATGTGCGAAGTATTATCAATATAAATCATATTGATATCTTATTTATACTCGATTCTACCGTATCGAGTTCATCATCCTCAATAATATCCCATTCATTTACGATTGGAATTCCATTGAATTTATGATTATTTTTATGTTTAGAATGTTTACCATTCCTACCCATATTCTGTTCATCATCAAAACGATGAGATATTTTTTTGTACGTATTGCCCATTAGATTTGACCTAATTCCTCTTGGAGACTATTAAAGATTGGTGTTACTTTATTAATATCGTATTTCACAAAACCCTTGGATTTTTTAATTAATAAAACATCATCATTTAATAATGATAATATGGTATTATCTTTCCATTCTTGGATAAAATGCATATAATCATCTAATATTCTAATTGACTCAATGTTTATCTTTTTACCAAGGTACATATCTATTATATACGGTATCGTATTATTTGTACAATAAAAGATTTGCTTAATTGGTTTATGTGCAGATATTATAGTATGACAATCATCTAAAAACAATTTAGTTGCACTTTGTTTTCTTCTAGTCCATTCAAGGTAATTATCTTCTGCTTCTGCCCCTGAATAAATTACATTTGGATTTCTATAGATAAAATTAGAAACAAGAAATTGAATTAAATCATGGTCATTCTTATATTTTTTGCTAAGCCTTTCAAATATAAAATGGTCATTTCTAAGATTAAACTTCTCCCTAGAACATTTTACTTTACCTTTAGTTTCAAATACATTAAACTTCTCTGAACTAAAATGTAACTTTAATGCCATATAGTATTGATATGCTTTAAACCCATCCATTATATATCTAAACTTGCTTGCTTAGGTAAGTAATTAAGTTCACGCATATTGATTGCTATTTTATCTTTAAGTGATTTATTTATCTTTGAGGCAATTTCAGTAGGTTCAATCATATTATCTTCACAATATTTAAGTACTGCATCCATATGGGAGATCTTATGTTCCAATACCAATGTTTCTATATGAAGAGAAAATTCATTTACCGATTTAAACAGTATTTGTGTTTCACTCATTTAATAGACCTCTATTGGTTTCAACGAATTTATAACCTTCATTAATAGCTTCTTCTTTAGTTGTGAAAAACTTACATGTTGAATATTTGTCGGATGTGTCAAATAAGTCCACTGCCCAACAATAGTTTGCATCTGAAAAATATACCTGTGATTTACGTGTTCCGATAATTTGTTCATTTATGATATGCATTATGGTTTCCTCATTTGATATTCTGTTGATTTAATTAAATTACTAATTTCAGTATATTCATTTAAATGTTCTTTATATACCTTCCATTGAGGTGTATCAGTCTTATCATAGTCTAATGTATTATCTGAAAGAAAGAATGAAAAGAATTTATCAAGTACCATCTTTTCATGAATGAGTTCCGAATAGATTTCATTTAATTTTTGTTTATCTGCTCGGGCAATACTTAATGTGGTAATCATACTTCTTCCCAATTAGAATGTAATGTATTTTTGATATGGGAGCTTACCTGCCAATTGGCAATTAAACTATCGGTTAAAGCATTTTTAGCTTCTTCTGCACATTTATCAATAACTTTTGTGGCAAAGAATTCCAACATTAATTTAACATCTACTTCACCATTTTTAGTGGCAAATGATTCAGCTTCATTTGCCAATTCTCTAATACATTTTTTCATGTTATTTCCAATCGTATAGGTAAGCAAAAACACTTGTAAGGCAAAATAAACCGGTTACAATAGTATATCCAATTAATAAGGTTAAAAGATTATCAATAAACATTATACATTCTCCTGTTTAAATGCGTCAATAAAAAGCTGTTCCATACTATATGGTAAGCCTAAACAATAACAAATATATCCTTTATCCATTGTATCTATTTCTCTAGATTCAACTAACCAACGAATTGCTTGATTAGAATCCTTAGCACCAAGATCCATTGCACTGGATATATTTTTATGGAATTCTTTAATACATAATTCTTCTTGTTCTTTTTCTTCTGTATTTCTTCTATCTAATTCTTCCAACAAACTATCCCATATGGATTGTTTAATATCAGGTGAACTTTCAGTCCAAGTTTCCATAAAAGACATGCTAGGTCTATATCCTCTAGCATCTTTATGAAGATCTGAAACTATGTAACTAACGTATGTGTATTCCATGATATATTCCTTCTCACTTAATCAATTTATAGAACCATTATATCACATAATTGAATTAAAGTACAGTACTATTTTAGAATAATTGCCAATCGAAAGGTTTATATGGTTTGATATTTAGAGTATTATCATTTTCTTTTATATGTTTAAATAATTTAAGATAATATGCAAATTGTTTGGGATAATGATCGGGATTAGGTAGAGTACCAAATCTAATTTCCATTTCATCAATGATTTTTTCTGCTTGTTCTATTGAAATTGTCATCTATAAATCTTTTAATTCAAATAATGATAAACCATATTTTCTATCAATTGCCAATATATCACGATAATCTATACCTATTTGACTAAGTTCATCCGCAATATTTCTTAATTTTTTACCAATTGGGGTTGGACCAATTTTAAAGGCTAAGTAATGTATTTGATTTACTATATCTACTATTTTTGCTTCTTTGTCCGCCATAATCTCCATTAAGAATTTAATACCTCTTTAGCCACTTCGACTCGTTTGTTCCAATTATCAATATTTGTTTAAATTTATTATCCATTATACACTCCCATTAAATAATCGTAAACATCTTTTTGATTTGTTTGAAAAGCGGATAATGGAGTTTCACCTTTAAAGGCTTTGTTGGGGCCATTCCACCAAGATTCGAAGAGGTCTGCACCTACAAGAGCATATATCATTTCATCACATCTTTGCTTTAATCCCTCTGACGTATGTCCACTTACTTCAGGTTCAGGCCTTTTATTCCAATTATCAATTGCTTCTTGTTTGGAGTCTCCTTGAACTTCCGCAGTACAATTACAGCAATGCATCCCCCAACACCACTGCTCTTTTGGAACCTCAGAGAAGCGACGATAACCCTTAAGACCTGTC